CATCTATGTTAGATAGATTAGCTAGATATATGGAAACAACTCCTATTACTGCAGGTAGAGATGGTAATATTAACTCTCTTGTAGCTGCAGCAAAAAATTTTGATCAGATTAGAGCATCATTTAAAGGAGTATACAAAGATCTTCAAGATGAACAGTCTAGTAAAGTAAGAGGTGGAATCGGAATGGCATATGACCAATAAATATGAGTGAAATTTATCAAGACATACCAACCTATGACAATGGAACATGGACAACAACAAACTTTGAATCCAGACAGGACTTCAGCAACTTCATATTTCGAGTTTTCAAAGAACCCGGTAAGTACGGCTTCAATGAAACTACTAATAAGATATTTGTATCAGAATCAGACAAGTTTAGAAGTGATGGAGTATATTGCACAGCCCCCTTCAAATCTAAAGACTTTATAGCTTATTGGGACGACCAAAAAGCAAAATGCAGAAAAGGCATAATTGTAAAAGAAGGAGATAGTACATGGTTTCTTGCAAGAGAATATTACATGTGGTTAAACTTTTTACCAATCTTTGATAAAGAACAACAAAAATTTGGATTTGCTAAAATTAGGGATGCCCAGTATCATATGGCTCTTTATGAACTATTAGCAGAACTAAACTACAAACATGTTGCTATCTTAAAGAAACGTCAGATTGCATCTTCCTATTACCATATGGGTAAGCTTATAAATCAGCAGTGGTTTGAAGCAGGGGTTACTCTCAAGATTGGAGCATCACTTAAAGATTATATCAATGAAAAAGGTTCTTGGAAATTTTTACAGGAATATGCCGCATTCTTAAATGAGCATACAGCATGGTATAGACCTATGTCACCAGATAAGGTGATGATGTGGCAACAGAAGATTGAAGTAAGAAAAGGAGATAGAAAAACAGAAGTTGGTCTCAAGGGTACTATACAAGGTATGTCATTTGAGAAAGATCCAACAAATGGTGTAGGGGGTCCGGTAAAATACTTCTTCCATGAGGAAGCAGGTATTGCTCCTAAGATGGACCAAACATATGAGTATATGCGCCCAGCCATGAGATCAGGTATGGTTACCACAGGTATGTTCATTGCAGCAGGATCCGTGGGTGACTTATCTCAATGTGAACCATTAAGAGATATGATCTTAAATCCACTTTCAAAAGATGTTTATGCAGTTGAAACAAATCTTATTGATGAGAAAGGTACTATTGGTATGTCAGGATTGTTTATTCCTGAGCAGTGGTCAATGCCTCCCTATATTGATGAGTTTGGTAACTCTCTTGTAGAAGAAGCTTTAGAAGCTTTAGATAGACAGTTTGAACAGTGGAAAAAAGAACTCAATCCAGAAGATTACCAATTGAGGATCTCTCAGCACCCTAGAAATATTAGAGAAGCATTTGCCCATAGATCTGTATCTGTATTCCCTACTCACTTAGTTGCTGCACAGCAAAGAAGAATTGAAGACAAAGAATATGGGTATGAGTTCTTAGATATCTTTACTGATGAGAATGGCAAGGTTGCTGTAAAGTCTACAGATAAACAACCTATTAAAGAATTTCCAGTATCTAAAAAACTAGAAGATAAAACAGGAGTTCTTGTAGTATGGGAAAGACCTATTGCAGATCCAACTTTTGGTCAGTATTATGCATCTATTGACCCTGTTTCTGAGGGTAAAACAACAACATCAGAATCACTCTGTTCTATTTATATTATGAAAGCTCCTGTAGAAGTTACTAAAGTTACTATGGGAGAAACAGAAACATACATAGAACCTGATAAGATTGTAGCTGCTTGGTGTGGTAGATTTGATGACATTAATAAAACTCACCAGAGACTAGAGCTAATAATAGAATGGTATAATGCTTGGACAGTAATAGAGAATAACATTTCTCTATTTATTCAGTACATGATATCAAGAAAGAAACAAAGGTATTTGGTGCCTAAGAGCCAGATTCTTTTCCTAAAAGATCTTGGTGCTAATGCTAACGTGTTCCAGGAGTATGGTTGGAAGAACACCGGTACTTTATTTAAGGCTCACTTATTAAGTTATGCAATTGAATATTGTAAAGAAGAACTGGATGTAGAAACTAAAACAGATGGAACTATTGTAAGAACTAAATATGGTATAGAAAGAATTCCTGACCCAATGTTACTTAAAGAAATGCAAGAGTATGCAGATGGGGTTAACGTGGATAGACTAGTATCATTTGCAGCTTTAGTTGCATTTATGAGAATACAACAAGCAAACAGAGGATATTCAAAAAGAGTTATAATGGATGATGCTTCTAAAAACTTGCAAAAGTCAAATAATTTGTTTAAATTAGATAGAACCCCATTCCGTCATATGGGAGGAGGCTCTAAAGTTATTAATGGTCAAGTTTTTAATAGGTCAGCCTTTAAGAACTTAAAATAATAGATATGCAGGTATATAATGCTTTACAGTTAAAGAAGGGTGCTAAGGTTGAGCAAAACAGGCTTGGCAGTGTTACACAACCACTTCAGTTTTTACCTGAAAAAGAAAAGGATGAAGAATGGGCAGCATGGAACCTTGACTGGTTAGAATGGAATGGTCTAAAACAAATCCGTAGAAATGCCCGCAGGTTAATGAAAAACTATAAACTTGCAAAGGGTATTATTGATAGAACAGATTATATAGTAGAAGAGAACAATGAGTATAGAGATGTTGTTGAACTGCTTACTAAAGATGATCCTTCTGCATTAGAACTTAAGTTCTACCCTATTATTCCAAATGTTATCAATGTTCTTGTAGCAGAATTTGCAAAGAGATCAACTAAACTAACATATAGAGCTATTGATGAGCATTCATATAATGAAATGCTTGAGCAAAAGAGATTAATGGTTGAAGAAACTCTTCTTGCAGATGCTCAAATGAAAGTGGTTACTGCTTTACTTGAGCAAGGGCTAGATCCAGAATCAGCTGAAGCACAAGAACAACTAGCACCAGATAAATTAAAAACTCTTCCTGAAATTGAAATGTTCTTCAAAAAAGATTATAGATCTATGATTGAAGAATGGGCTACACATCAACATAAAGTAGATGTTGAGAGATTTAGAATGGATGAGTTAGAAGAAAGGGGTTTCCGTGATATGTTAATTACTGATAGAGAGTTCTGGCATTTTCATATGATGGAAGATGATTATGAAGTAGAGCTCTGGAATCCTGTAGTTACATTTTACCATAAATCTCCGGATGCAAGATATATCTCTCAAGGTAACTGGGTAGGCAAGATTGATATGTTAACACCATCAGATGTAATTGACAAGTACGGTTACATTATGACAGAAGAACAACTTGCAGCATTAGAAGCTATTTATCCTATTAGATCTGCAGGGTATAACATTGGAGGTATACAAAATGATGGTTCATTCTATGATGCTACTAGATCACATGATTGGAATACAGATATGCCATCTCTTGCTTATAGACAATATACTTCTGCAGTTGCAGGATCTGTATATGATGGAGGTGATATAATTAATCAAATACTCTCACAGGGAGAAGACTATTTTGATCAGGGTCAAGCTTATTTGCTTAGAGTAACTACAGCATATTGGAAATCACAAAGAAAAGTTGGTCACCTTACTAAGGTAACTGATGCTGGTGAAGTAATTACTGAAATTATTACTGAAGACTATAAGATAACAGATAAGCCAATATATGATACTAGATTGTTTAAGAATAAGACAAGAGACAATCTAATATTTGGAGAACATATTGATTGGATTTGGGTAAATGAAGTTTGGGGTGGTATTAAAATTGGACCAAACCTTCCTTCATTCTGGGGTATGAATAATCCTGGAGGTTTTAGTCCTGTTTATATTGGTATTCAGAAAAACCATATTGGACCACTTAAGTTTCAGTTTAAAGGTGACAATAGTTTATATGGTTGCAAATTACCAGTAGAAGGTTCTGTATTCTCAGATAGAAATACTAAATCTACTGCACTTATTGATTTAATGAAACCATATCAGATTGGATACAATATTGTAAACAATCAGATTGCAGATATTCTAGTAGATGAATTAGGTACTGTAATTATGCTTGATCAAAATACTTTACCTAAGCACTCACTTGGAGAAGATTGGGGTAAAGGTAATTATGCTAATGCTTATGTAGCAATGAAGAATTTCCAGATTCTTCCTTTAGATACATCTATTACAAATACAGAGAATGCATTAAACTTTCAGCATTTCCAAAAATTGGATCTTGATCAAACTACTAGGTTAATGTCAAGAATCCAACTTGCTAATCACTTTAAGCAACAAGCATATGAAGTAATTGGTGTTAACCCACAGAGAATGGGGCAACAATTATCCCAAATGACTGCTACCGGAGTAGAACAAGCTGCAGCAGCATCTTATGCACAAACGGAAGTATTCTTTATTCAGCACTGTGATTATCTAATGCCTAGAGTACACCAAATGCGTACTGACTTAGCACAGTATTATAATTCAACTAAACCTTCTGCAAGATTATCTTATATAACTACAGCAGATGAAAAAGTAAACTTTGAGATTAATGGTACTGATCTCTTAATGAGAGATCTAAATATCTTCTGTAGTACTACTGCAAACCATAGAGCTGTTCTTGAGCAGTTAAAACAAATGGCAATGCAGAATAATACTACTGGTGCTTCTATCTATGACTTAGGTAAAGTTGTTCAATCAGAATCTATTGCTGAATTAAGTTCTGCACTCAAGGACTCTGAAGAAAAACAACAAGCTATGAAGCAACAAGAGCTTCAACAACAACAACAAATGCAACAGCAACAAATGCAATCTCAACAAGAGATTGAAAAAATGAAACTTGATGCTCAAGCATTAGAAAAAGAAAAAGATAGACAAAGAGATATCTTAGTTGCAGAAATTAGATCTGCTGGATATGGAGCTATGGTTGATGTAAATAAAAACATGGAATCTGATTATGAAGATGCCATGAAAGATATTAGACAATCTGAACAGTATCAACAACAAACAGATCTCCAAAGAGAAAAACAGAACAATGAGAACATGAGACAGTCTCAGAAGATGGATATTGAAAGACAAAAACTTCAAGCTCAAAAAGAAATAGCAGATAAACAACTACAAATAGCAAGAGAAAATAAAAATAGATTTGATAAAAAATCTACTGAAAAGAAATAGTTAGTAGATAGCTATATAGTCCAAAAAATTATTATTTCTGTTTTAAATATTTGAAGTTTAATTTGTATATTAAATTATAAACAAAACCAACAAAGATGTCAGAACCAACAAAAAATCCTGAAGAACAGGTACAAGACACTACAACGGTAGGTCAAGTAGATGTAAATATTGATGAGCTCTTTGGAATGCCTGGTGCAGATAATGTAATGCTACCAGATGATAAAGAAGAGGATAAACAACCGTCAGTCTTTTCTAAACCAAAAGATATAGACACTACGTTCCTTGACAATCCTGCACCTAAAGCAGGTAATGAAACCGGTGATGAGACTAATGCAACATCTACTGATGTAGATCAGGCAATTGCTCAACTTGATGACATGATCAGTCAAGAAGAAGAAACTGGAAATAAAGGAAGACCTAAAGTTGATAAGTCTGGTCTCTCTGAGTTAGCAGCTAAAATGATTGAAGAGGGTACACTTATTCCTTTTGATGATGATAAACCATTAGAAGAATATACTACCAAAGACTTCAGAGAATTGTTTGAGGCTAACTTTCAAGAAAGAGAAAATAAGATTAGACAAGATACTCCAAGAGAATTCTTTCAATCTCTTCCAGAAGAACTTCAAGTAGCAGCTAAATATGTAGCTGATGGTGGTACAGATCTTAAGTCACTTTTTAGAACTCTTGCAGAAGTAGAAGAAGTAATTGATCTAGATCCATCTAATGAATATGATCAAGCAGAAATTGCAAGACAGTATTTATATGCTACAAGATTTGGTACACCAGAAGAAATTGAAGCAGAAATTAATGACTGGGCTGACTTAGGAAGACTTGAGCAAAAAGCTCAACAGTTTAAACCAAAGTTAGATAGAATGCAAGAAGAAGTTGTAGCTAGAAAACTTGCAGAACAAGAAAAGAAGAAAGAACAACAAGCTCAACAAGCAAAAGCATATACTGAAAATGTATACAATACACTTGTTACCGGTGAGCTAAATGGAATTAAACTTGACAAGAAAATACAAAGCATGTTATACTCAGGTTTAGTTCAACCTTCTTATCCATCTATTTCAGGAAGACAAACTAATTTATTAGGACATCTTCTTGAAAAGTATCAGTTTGTTGAACCAAGACATGACTTGATTTCAGAAGCTCTTTGGTTACTTTCAGATCCTGAAGGATATAAAGGTAAAATTAAAGAACAGGGTTCAAAAGCAGCTGTAGAAAAAACAGTTAGACAATTGAAAACTGAAGAGGCAAGAAAAATTACTTCTTCATCTATTCAAGAGTCTGATGAACCAAGAAGAACGGCTAATAAGCCACAAAAAACACTCTCTAGACCAAATAATTTGTTCAAGAGATTTTAATTAGTAACAATTTAAATTAATATATACAATGGCAACTCCAGTAATGAACAATGGTATATTCCTTAGGGATACCGCTTACAACGCAAGTTCCCATGTGGATTCTTACCACTTGGTGAACATGCTGAAAGATGCAGAGCCAATGGACTTGGGTCCAGTGGATCTTTGGGCTATGTCCCAAAAGGTTGAAATGCCTCTTTATCAAATGTCATCATTTGGTGGAAAAAATGTTATCATGGTAGATAACGCACGTGGGGAATACAGATGGCAAACTCCTGTTTCTATTGACCTTCCTTACATTGTTGAAGATGTTGAACCAGACAATGACTTTAAAGGTGTTGATGGTACTACATTCCGTATCAAACTCAACAAAAGAGAATTTGGACATGGTGATATCATCACTTATGACAAATACAATGGTGTTGAGATGTACATCACTGCAGAAGATATTCTTCCATTAGGTGACGGTTATATCTATACTGTTCAGTTGGTAAACAATGACAACTACAAATACATTGACAACAAGTATTTGGCTAATGGTACTAAAGTATTCCGTAAAGGTTCTGCAAGAGGTGAGTATGGTGAAAGATTCTCTGACATCATCACTAATGCAGGTTTCCGTGAATTCTACAACTACGTAGGTGGTGCAGAAGCTCACGTACACTACTCTATCTCTAGCCGTGCTGACTTGATGATCAAAGGTGGTATGAATGCAGATGGTACAGTTCCTGTAACTGAGATCTGGAGAAACTTCGGTGCTACTAATGACCCATCTATCACTTCTTTGGAAGACATGGTAAAAGTTATGGGTAAAGACAAAGTGAAAAAAGCATTTGACAATGGTGACTTATCAAGAACATTCTTGACATCAATGGAAGCTGCTCACTTGTCTAAAATTGCAACTGACATTGAAACTTACCTCATGTGGGGTCAAGGTGGTAGAGTACGTCAGGATGGTCCAGATGATCTTAGATTGTCTGTGGGTCTTTGGAAACAGTTGGATAACTCTTTCAAAAGAATATACAACAAAAATAACTTCACACTTGACTTGTTCCGTTCTGAGATCTACAACTTCTTCAATGGTAAGGTTGAGTTCCAAGGTCCAGATCCAAAACGTAGCTTGATTGTACAAACTGGTATGGGTGGTATGAGAATGGTTAATGAGGCTATTAAGCAAGAAGCAATCTCTTCTGGTCTTCTTATCCAGGCTGCTGATATCGGTGCAATCACTGGTAAAGGTATGGACTTGAACTTTGGATTTGCATATACTTCATATGTAATCCCATTCTTGGCAAATGTTAAGTTTGTTCTTAACCCAGCATTTGACAATGTTCATACAAATGATATTGAGAACCCAATCATTGATGGTTTCCCATTATCTTCTTACTCATTCATTATCTTTGACATCACTGATAATACTAATGACAATATCTTCTTATTGAAATTGTCTTGGGATAATCAATTGAAATGGTGGTATCAAAATGGTACTATGGACTACATGGGACGTAGCCAAGGCTTCCAGTCTTCTGGTCAGTTCAATGGTTACCGTGTAATGATGAGCCAAACAATGCCAGCTATCTGGGTTAAAGACCCAACTAAAGTGTTGAAAATTGTTATGAGAAACCCTGTAACTGGTGGATCATTCTAATCTAAACTAGAAAGGATAGGGAGGGGGAAACTCCTCCCTTTTTTTCTTTATATTTAACCAACAAATAATAAAACCAACAAAACATGGAAAATTTCACAATGGTACAAACCGGACAGGCTACTAAAGCAACAGCAATTGCTGTCCGTCCGTTCTTTGACAACTCAGTCTCTAATATGGGATTGGAAAATTATGGCTTATCTCTATATGATGGAGTTAAGCACTTTGAACAACTTGCTTGTCTTGAGCAAAATGGAGTAGTAAGATATCTAACTGGTTTAAATGAATTTGCACCAGAGATTAAACTTCTTAAAGGTGAAGACAAAGTAGCAAGGATAAGAGAAATTAGAACAGCAATTGCTGAACTTGAAACAGAGTTAGCAGCTAATGTTCTAGATATTGAGGATCCACAGTTCTGGAATAAAGTAAAATTACTTAAACCTGATAACAAAGATTTTTGGAATAGAATTAGTTTATCTTGTGGTAATGAACCTGTATTCTTAGATCCTAATGATCCATATGATAGAATTAAACTATATGCTATTGAAGCAGGTGGTTTCTCTATTGTAGCAAAAAGTTTTGATGATGCAAGATCAAGAGCAGTTCCTCCTAAGTTTTACTTAGATAAAAAAGAGCAAACTGTTATTGCAAGAACTGAATACAAGAAAATGCGCAACAAAGCACTTTCTGAACTTCAGAAACTATTTGACAAAAACAGTACTAAACTATTCTATGTATCTAAAGTAGTAGATGGTAACAGTACACAATATAGAAAGTCAACACCTAATGATGTTATGTATGAGAACATGGACTTGTACATTAATGGTGAAGGTGTTGAAAGCAACAAAGAAAGAGCTGCTAAGTCTTTTCTTGAAGCTGTAAATATGGATATGGAAACACTTAAAATTAAATCAATTGTAAGAGATTCCGTATTTTTTAAGTATATTATTAATAAGGCTGATGGTTACATCTATCATGCAAAAACCAATGCAATGCTTGGTAGAAATGTATCAGATGTAGTTGAGTATTTAAAGAACCCACTCAATGAGGATGTTCTAACAGATCTTAACAAAGCCTGTGAGAAATTTTGGAACAGCTAATGGCAACTAAAAAAACAACTAAAAGCAAAGTAAACCAGGCTGGTGTGTACACTAAGCCTGGTATGCGTAAATCTCTTTTTGAGAGAATTAAAGCTGGTACTAAAGGTGGTGATCCAGGTGAATGGTCCGCTAGAAAAGCACAACTCTTAGCTAAAGAATATAAAGCTAAAGGTGGTGGTTATAAAACTAAAAAGTAATGGCTAAAGATCCTCAACAAAGTCTTAGAGATTGGTCCGCTCAAAAGTGGATGACTTCTGGTACCTATGCAAATAAAAAGAAAGGTAAGAATAAAGAAGTAAAATCTAATGGCTCAAAGAGGTATTTACCAGAAGCTGCTTGGGGGTCATTATCTGCTGGAGAAAAAGCTGCTACAAATAAAGCAAAAGCTGCAGGTAATAGTAAAGGAAAACAGTTTGTTAAACAGCCTAAAAATATTGCAAAAAAGGCAGCAAAGCATAGATAATGGCAAAGACTAAAGCACAACAAGCAGCGATAGCTATCTCAATGAAGAAAGCTGGTAAGAAACCAAAGATGGCTAAAGGTGGTACAGCTAAAAGTTGTTGGCCTGGTTATGAAAAAAAAGGTACTAAAAAGATGTATGGTAAGACATACAATAACTGTGTAAAAAAATAATCATGGCAAAGACAGCTGCTTGGACGCGCAAAGAAGGAAAAAGTAAGACCGGAGGTCTTAATGCAAAAGGTGTTGCTTCCTATAGAAAAGAAAATCCAGGAAGTAAACTTAAGATGGCTGTGACTACTAAGCCCTCTAAACTTGATCCAGATAGTAAAGATGCAAAGAGACGTAAATCTTTTTGTGCTAGAATGTCTGGTATGAAGAAAAAACTTACTGGCTCAAAGACAGCCAATGATCCTAATTCTAGGATTAATAAGAGTCTTAGAAAGTGGAACTGTTAAATATTATATAAGATGAAAAAAGTAATGTGTGCCAAATGTGGTGGCTCAATGAAGAAAATGCAGAAAGGTGGTTCTATGAAAACTACTGTAGGTTCTAAGGGAACTAAATCTGTAATTGCTGGTATTCCAAACAGTGGTCCTACTGGTCCTAACTACCAAGGTGTTGATACCATGAAAAAAGGTGGAGCAGTAAAGAAAATGGCTAAGGGTGGTTTTCCAGATCTTAATAAGGATGGTAAAATAACTAGAGCAGATATTCTTAAAGGCCGTGGAGTTATTAAGAAAAAAGGTGGTTCTATTAAAAAGAAATAACCATGGCTGAAAAAAAATGGATTCAAGGTGCTATTAAAAAGCCAGGAGCTCTTAGAGAACAACTTGGTGTAAAGAAAGGTGAAAAGATCCCTAAAGCTAAATTAGAAGCAGCTGCTAAGAAAGGTGGTAAACTTGGTCAAAGAGCAAGACTTGCTATTACTCTTGGTAAAATGAAGAAAAAATAATACTGGATGTTAAATAGTACAATTGAAATAAAGATCAAGCAACGGCTAAATAAATTAGATAGCCAGGACTATGACAACATTGAATGTTGGCAAGTAGTTGAGGCATTTAATAAAGCACAAGTTGAGTGGGCTAGAAGACAGTTGCACGGAATTAATTTAGTTAAAGAAGGTGATGAAGGCTCTACTCGTAGAAAAGATGACCTGCAAGTTCTTTTAAATAAACAAGCCCTCTCTATTACAGATAAAGAGTACTATTACTTTGGTAATCTTCCAGAAGATTATCTTCAATGGAAGAGAGTAGATGTTTATGCAAAACAAGATTGTTGTGAAAAAAGAAGAATGACAGTATATCTTGCTCAAGAGGGAGATCTTAATGTTCTTCTTAGGGATAAAGGTAAACAACCAAGTTTTGATTGGGCTGAAACATTTGCAACTTTAATTGGTAATACTACTCACATTTATACTAATGGTGAGTTTGAAATTCAGAGTGCAGATATTATCTATTATAGACAGCCTATTAAAATTCAAATTCAAGGTTGTGTTGATCCTTACACAAGTGTTCAATCTACACAGAATGTAGAATGTGAGTTTAAAGATGATATTATAGAAGTAATAATTGATGAAGCAGTAAGTATTCTTGCCGGAGACATTGAATCAGGAAATCAGTTCTCTAGAGGTACAGAAACAGCAGAACGTAATAACTAATCATGGAAGCAAAAAGAATGTTAAAAAGAAATCTGCAACCTGCAAAAACAATTAGCAGACCAGAACCTGTTGTTACACAATCTAAAAGTGAACCGGCTAAACCACAACCTACATCAGATGCTGGGGTTGGCGGTAGTTCTCTTGATACAATGACAGCAGCATGTGCTACAGAGATGATGAATGCATCAATTAGTTTTCATAGACTACATTTAAAAGTAACAGGTGATGGTTCTTATGCTGCACATAAAGCACTTGGAGATTTTTATGAGGGTCTTCATGGTCATGCAGATACTTTAGTAGAAAGTTACCAGGGTGTTTCTGAAAAACTTCTTAAGTATACAGATATGCCAATCAGAACTCTTGATACTACTGCAGATGCTGTAGCTTATTTAAGAGATCTTTATAATACAGTTAACAAACTTCAAGGTATGATGCCTTACTCAGAAATTGTAAATAATCTAGATCTTGTTAAAGATTCAATTAACTCAACAAAGTATAAATTACTTTTCTTGAAATAATTTTGGAAGTTTTAAAAACTTTCACTATATTATAGTATATGTTTATTAATTAAAAATTAGAAAAAATGGCTTACTTTAATCACGCTTTTGAAAAAGCATTTTTAGCTACAGGAGCTTCTCTTTCAGGAAATGTTTCTGTAACTCTTTTAGATGGTAGCTCAGTAGCTGTAACTACTCAGAATGGGTATGTTCGTACTGATGGTGTACCAACTTATGGTTTGAACCAATTGAAAGCAGCTGCTGCATCAGAAACAGCAAATGGCTACTTTGGTATTTTTAGTCCAAGTACTAACTTGACAATTACTCCATCTGATTGTTGTAATGTATATCTTGCAGGTTCTGCAATTTATGACAATGATAAGATTGGTCCATTGGCAGGTGGTTACCAAGAGACTAACAAGTCTAAATTGATCAACCCTAAATATGTATCACGTTTCTATTCAGTGGCTCCATGTGCTCCACAAAACAATGTAATCCACGTAGGTTCTACTTACTGGACTAATGGTGGTGGTGCATTAACTGTTGATACTCTTGTAGCTGGTACAGGTTATGCTAATGGTACTTATACAGTTGAAGTAACTGGTGGTACAGGTACTGGTGCTGTATTAGAAATTGTTGTTACTGGTGGTACTGTAGATTCAGCTACTGTTATTAATCCTGGTAAAGGTTATACAGTAAATGATACTCTTACACTTGTAGGTGGTAACAATGATGCTACTGTAGATGTAGCTACAATTACTGATGCTCATGCACAAACAGGTTGTGGTACTGTAGCTGAGTGTTGCAAAGAGTTTGTATGTGGTGAGACTTACTACCTCCGTTTGGATGTTAAAGGTTCTCCTGCTTTGAGATTCTTAAACCACAATGCATATGCAACTGTTGATGCATATACAGGTTGTTGCCCAGACGGTGCTATTGCACCAGTTGCAGTTGACTCAACTACTGTAATGATTGCTTGGGCTAATGCAATTGTAAACAACCCAATTGTTGCTCCTTTTATCCAACCAGTTGTACAAGCTGAAGATGGTTCTATCTGGTATGCTCCAGGAACTTCTGCTACTTTCTTAGCTGCAAATGGTGCTGATACTTGGGATAACTATGTATCTGCTGGTCACACTGACGGTGCTTGTGCAGGTCTTATCCTTAATGGTGCTTATGTAGACACTAGATTTGGTGACTGTACTTTCCAAATTTCTGACTTCTATGAAAAAGAGCCAGTTAAACTTTATGCTTCTGAAGTAGATCTTAATGGTGATCCATGTGCATTTACTACTCTTTGTGTAGTTACTGAGTGTGCTGGTCTTCAAGTACAAGGTCTTGGTGAGACAGTTCTTAGAGAACTTACTCTTTCTGAGTCTTACAGACAAAACTTCTTGGCTACTGATTTCCGTATCCGTGAGATCACTCAAGGTAACCAAATTGTAAGTGCTATTGATAGAAGTGCATTATACTACAGATATGTACTTATCCACAATGTACCACGTTTCAATAACCCAACTGGTGTATTTGATAATGATCAATATGCATTAACTATCTTCTCTACATCAGCAATGTCTATCTTTGTTTCTGATGTAACAGAATGGTTAAATGGTTGTGGTGCAGGTTGTAACATTGAGGCATTCTCTTGTGATACTGTATGTGATGTTCCTGTGAACTTCCCTACACTTCCAGTGTACAACCCTTACAATGTAGTTTCTTGCTAGTCAAGTAACTGAAGAATAAAAATCAAAAGGGGAGAAGAGTTCTAAACTCCTATCCCCTTTTTTATTAAATACCTATGGCTAATCACGTATTAAGTTTAGAAGTACCTACAGTAATGAATCCTTGTATCCTTACAGTAATGGATACTAGTGTTTATACAGATTTAATTCCTGTAGTTTGTGAGCAGTTAAATATTACTGTTCCTGGTTTTCAGCATTCTGTACAGTTAGATGTAAATGCAGGATTCATTGAGAACATCACAGCTTGTGATCTCAACTTGCAGACATCAAACTGTGGAACAGAATATGTAGATATTCCAGATGGTATTTATATTATTAAATACAGTGTTTCTCCTAATGATGTAGTATATGTAGAGTATAATCATATGAGAATCACAAAAGCATTAAATAGATACTACAATATTCTTTGTAGATTAGATGTGGCAGACTGTGATCCGCCATTTAAAATTAAACAGAAATTAGAAGAACTTGGTATGATCAGAATGTATCTAGAAGCTGCTAAGTCTAAAGTAGAGTTTTGTCATGAACCGCAGAAGGGTATGTCACTTTATAATTATGCTTGGAAGCTTCTTAATAAAATGGATTGTATCAATTGTTAACAACTTAAAAACCAATAACTTATGGCAACTTGTGCAAACTGTAAAAATAAAATGTCATGTGGATGTCAGAGAAGAACAGCATCAGATGGCAAATCAGTATGTTCAAAATGTGTAACCTCTTATGAGGCCAATTTAAAACAACGAAAAACAATCACAACAGTCTCTAAAACAAATCAAGTTTGGGGGAAAGATAGATATAAATAGATAGATAATGACAACATTTGCTTCTGCTGCATATTACGGATTTGAGCCATGCTGTGGTGGTCCTACACTATATTTTGCCTTTGATGGAACTATAGTTGTCGGCCCAACTCCTGGTATAAATATATATGAAGGGACAGGAGCCTTAGGTTATGATCCTCTAACTAATACTTATAATCTATTACAAAATCAGTGTTACAGAATTTTTAGAGGAACTGCTGGTCCAGGTGATGTTATTACAGCTGCCCTATACGGTAATCTTCAAATGGTTCCTACTAATACTCCAAGTAACTATACTTGGGATAGTAGTACAAATTATGAAACACCCTGTGGTAGTGAACTAATAACATGTCCTACATGTGATCCACAGTGCTACATAATTTATTCTTGTGAAGGCAATTATCCACCAATTACAACTGATACAGATTTATCTGCTTATGTAAATAATTTTGCTCAAATACAAGTAGATGCTGATTTTGGGTTTTCATGTTTTTATGTTATAGAATCAGATAATTGTAACAATGCAGTTACTGTTGAAGTAAATGGTGATGTACCATGTTCATGTGATTGTAATTGTTATGAAATTATTGGGACTGCTAAATTAGAATACATTGACTGTAATGGTAATCAAGTAGTTACTTCAACAAATGGTTATTGGAAAGATTGTTCACTTGTATACCCATTTACAAATCCTGGTCCGGGTCCTAATCTTACAATAGTAAGTCACGGGCTATGTGAAGGTGGAGTATGCCCAGGTCAATGCTATGAACTTACAGATTGTGCAGGGATATTAGATCCTATTTATACAACTGCTCAATCACTATCTCCATATGCTGCTCTTGGTCAAGTTGTACAAATTCAAAACTATGAAAACTGCTGGGAGGTTACTGATGTTGTATCTTGTAATTGTGCAATTGATGTTGTAGTACTTCAAGTATATGACAATTGTGAACTTTGTAATCCAGCTCCTAACTATAAGCTTACAAACTGTGATGATCTAAATACAATTATTTATACATCATCAGATCTAAGTGCACATGTAGGTCAGGTTATTAATGTTGAAGATAATTGCCCCGGATGTTGGATTATAGAAGAATATCCAAATCCAATTCCATCTGATATACCAGTAATTGTTGCAGCAGCTTTTGATGATTGTGAAGCATGTAAAACTACATATTATCAACTTACTGACTGTACAGATACAGAAGCTCCTATAATTACTTCTACAGATCTTTCAGATTATGTTGGAAGCATTATTATACTTGAATGGTGTCCTACTACTTGTTGGACAGTTTCATTATCTCAGACAAGTGTTGGAGCTGGTGTATTAGGAGACATATCAAATGAATTTGAAACATGTATAGAATGTTTAACTAGTTTTCCATGTGTATGTTCAAGACTTAAGAACCATGACATAGTAAGTCATAACTATGACTATTTAGACTGTGAGGGGAATGTTCAAACAATAACTCTTGTAGCTGGACAAAAATCTGAAAGAATATGTATGGCTCATTGGCTTACTTCATATCCAACAGATTATGTAGAATATTTTGGTAACTGTACAGAAGTAGATAATGTATTTACATGTCCACCACCAGTATATCCAAAAAGAAGTTTAAAACCAGGATATAATACACCGTATTGTTCTACTTGGAAATATGAAGAAATTTCATGTAAAGCTGCAGAGGCTCTGTATAAACAAGTACTTGAACTTAGATATGGTATTAGCAATTGTTGTCCAGAAGAAGATCAACAATACATTATAAAGAAACAACTTATAGATTTAAAAGCATTGGTTAATCCAGACTATGTATGTTCAACTCCATCATGTGGATGTAATACAGGATGTGGTTGTGGTGGATCCTGTGGAGGCAGTTGTAGCACTTGCCATTCTTAATTAATTTTTGTATATTATAGTAATAGAAGAAATATGAAGCCACTAAATTATGATAACTCACCTTGTAGTCCAATCTCATCTAATTGTGTGATTTGGCAAGGACCAGATATTCCTTGTATCAAACTATGTTCGGGTGATACAATTTCAGAAGTTGTATACAAACTTGCACTAGAACTATGTACAGTATTAGATACACTAAATGTAACTAATTATGATTTATCATGCTTCAATCTAACTGCTTGTGGTCCAAATGATTTTCAAGCTCTTATACAGTTTTTAATTGAACAAATCTGTGCATTACAAACTGAAGTAAATAACATTGCTGATCCAGCAACAAGCACTGTAATAAATACTACAAAAACTACAGTATCAGAAACTCTAGTAACAGTTGCACCTTGTTTTGTAATTGGAGGAGTTACAGTTATGACTGTATCTGAATATGCTCAAGCAATTGGAACTAAAGTATGTTCATTAGTATCACAGATTGCTACTATTAATTCAAGTATACTTAGCTTAGATAATAGAGTAACAGCTCTTGAATCAGCACCAGCACCCGTATTTACTTTACCATCTATTCCAGTAGACTGTACACTAAGTGGTACAATTGTATCACCCGGAAGTTATACAATTGATGCAGTTTTAAATGCTTTACTTAATGATAATACTTATGGTTATTGTGCATTAAAATCTGCAACAGGGGAGGCTTCTGCAATTACTGCAGCTGTTCTTTCTCAATGTATTGCAGATGCTGATTTATCACTTGTGTTTGGAACAGCATTTTCTGTTGCTTATGCAGGTACTTGGGTGACATCATCTAATTTAGATACAGCAGCTGATGCAATTAATAACTTATGGATTGCAATTTGTGATGTGTATAACTATGTAAGTACAATTACAGTTTCTGTTGATAATACTGCAACAGTCAATCTAGACAATACAGGTAATATAATTACAGCAAATATTACAGACAGTGGTTGGATAGATCTTGAAGGATTTGCTTATTACTCTGGTGTAACTAAACCACAGTGTAGAAGAATTGGTAATCAAGTTCATTTTAGAGGTAATGTGTATATTCCTCTTGAGAACCCAGCCTCTCCAGGTAGTGTGGTCCCACTTACTTCAGAAAATGCATACAATGGAATACAAGGTTGTACAACATGGAGTGGAGTTGGTGGTTGCACTATTATTGGTGCAGGCGGAATGCAATTTAATAATGGAGCTTCTGTAGTTCCTTCTTCAATAACAGCTGGTAATTTTGATGCACTATATAGATCTGGTTTACAAGTAATTGCAAGACAACTTACTGTAAAAGGAAGTTATGGTACAGCATTATCTAGTGTAGTAAATATTTTTATTACTGCAAATAAACAATTAGAAATTCAAACAGTAGATGATATTGAAGATGGTACTGCAGCCACAACTTTATTTGGTAATAGCCCATTTAGATTTTTAACTTCAAATACTAGAATAGGTGAAAATCTACCAAATTATATTGCAGCAGCATCAGACATTCAAAATGCTCCATCAAGTGCTAATTTTCCATTAGTATCAGATGCTTTTGCAACTACATGGGATTTTAGTTGTGATGCTTCACAAGCAGACCAGTTAGGAGGATTTGAGTTTAGTTTAGATGGTATGATTGCATACTTAGATCCATGTAATACTGAAAAAGGTTTTTCAACAACTTGCCCATAATACTATAAAAGATGTCACTAAATAAATGTCAAAATTGTGGATGTAAAGATAGTTTTTTAACTAGTCCTGCACCATGCCCTACACCAGCAGGATGTCCAGATCCAGAACCATGCTATACAGTTATGGATGCTAATTGTGTAACATATAGTGGAGCAGCTATAAGATGTAATGATGACACTGTTGTGGCACAAGATACTCCTATAGCAGATGCTTTAAATGATGTTGTTACATATTTCTGTCAAGCACAAACTGCTAAACTTAGATATGTTCAAGAATTCACTTCTAATTTAGATGGTGCTACACTAACAATATTAAGATCTGATTTATTATCTTGTGGAATAGATCCCTCACTTTGTAGTCAAGATGGATCTGAGTTCTCAGACTTTGTCTTAAACATATGGTACTTATCAGGTACAAGCTGGACATTAATACAACCCTATAGTACAAATGGTACATGGGAAGCTTCAGTAGATGATGTTACAGGTAATATAACAATTACATTAAACCAAACTCCTGTTGATCCTGCAGTTAGGGTCAGAGTAGTATTATTATTCTAAGAAGTTACAGTTTGTTGGTTTCTGTGACAACAAAGCAAAGCCCCTGCACTCGCGGGGGTTTTGTTTTATGCTTATATTTGCTAAAGTGCATAATTTTTAGTATATTAATCTATATGGTATGAAGGAATTTAAAACCCCGGACTTAACAGGCCCAAGATATAGACCCAAAGTCCATACTATGTTGAACAAAGAGTTCTTTGATAGTTTTAGAAAAAAGTATCCTAGATACAAGGATGTTGACAATAGTACTTTAAAAGAGATCATCAGATCTTTTAATAAAAGTGTTTGGGCAAAAGTTATAGATGCAAGAGATGGAGTACAACTCCCAAATTCTGTTGGTTGGTTATTTATTGGGACATGTGAAAGCAGTAAAAAAGAAAATATTGATTTTGCTAAGTCAAAAAAGTATGGGGTAACAGTTACAAATAAAAACTGGGAAACAGATGGTAAACTAGCTAAAATATTTTTTACAAGTTTTGCAATGAAACATAAAATGAAGAATAGAGAGCTATGGAAATTTGTTGCTAGTAGAGATTTTAAAAGAGCTGTTGCTAAAACATATCCTGAAAACTGGAATACTTATATTGTAGTTGATCCTACAAAAAAACTAAGACTAGAGACTAGAAAACAATATTATAAAAGTGTTCTTTTAAAACAACAAACTGAAGGTTTAAAGGACTATAATGAATTTGATCTATGACCACAATAGGAGAAGCAATTTCAAGAGTAAGGAATACCTTAAAAGCTGTTAAGGAAGATGCTTTCTTAACAGATAGAAATATTTACTTTCTACTTACTAAGTATGGACAAACTCTTCTTAAAAGAGAAGACAATCAATTTAGACTAATGAAAATTAGTTCTATTTTTCAAGTCCTTCCTTATCTTGAACTTATAGATGTTGATAAAGTAGAAGCCGGTTGTATTGGAATATACTCCGGTTGTTATTTTAAAAGAACAAAAGAAAAGCTTCCTACTATACTTGATGGTGTCTTTGGACCTATTATACGTACAGTATCTTCAATAGATGGTACAATTGAATTATATAGAACTGACCCGGGTACTTGGGTTTCTATGACTAAAACTACAACTTTTAAATATAATAAGAACAAGTACTTTTGGTATCTGAACGGCTATCTTTACTTTCCAAACATTGACTGGGAAGCTATTAGAATGGAAGCCATATTTGAAGGTCAAGCAGATACATGTACAACTGATGATTGTTTAGTAATGCAAGATCAGCTCTTACCATTTCCAGAATATTTATTTTCTGAAATTGAACAGTTTGCTGTTAAAGAATTAACCATATCTCTTCAAGCTCCATCGGATAATGCAGATGATAGTCAAAACTTACTTAGATAATGGACTTTAATTACACCCTTAAGTATAGAACTTTTGATCAACTATTAGATGATGTAACAGTTGACTTAAATACATTTGCTCTTGAAAATATGATTGAGCCTCAACAATTGATTAAGTTAGTTAAAAAAATTAACTATGATCTTGGTCTGAGAATCAATCAAACAAGAGAAGTAATTCTAGATGTATGTCATGGTAAAGTAAAGTTACCAGATGACTTCTATACCTTTAACTTTGCATTTATTTGTGGAGAATTTGCAGAACATGTAGGATATACAGGTTATGTAGGTGGTACAAATATTCAAGAAGTACCCTATGTAGAAACACCTGCAAATGTTGATGTATGTGCACCAGCAACTGTAAACTGCTCGGTATGTAATGCAAACCCATGTAATCATACTGCAGCATGTCCAAGTAATAGTTGTTCATCAGGATGTACACCATCTGTAATTCCAGATGCCTATAACCCTAATGCACCGTATGGTGATGTATGTACAAGACCAAGGGTCTTTATGAATTGTAAGGGAGATAAATATGAACTTATTCAAGTTATTAGTAATCCAGGTACAACTAGAGTTTACACAGAACTAATTCCTTTGAGAATGAAAGCTAGTCAAGAAATAGAATGTGACTGCCCAAATCTTTATTGGAATGCTCCCAATCAAGGTTGGATTAAAGGTGGCTTTCTATTTACCACATTTGAGACAGGTAAAGTATATTTAAACTATCAAGGTCAAATGGAAGATGATGATGGTAATCTTCTTGTTCCTGATCATGACTTGATAAATGAATATTATGAGTATGCTCTTAAAGCTAGAATACTTGAAAATCTCTACATGAATGGAGAAGATGTTGCTCAAAGAATGCAGCTTATTGAACAAAGATTAAGAAGTGCTAGAAATAATGCTCTTAGTGTTGTTAATACTCCAAACTTTAGAGAAATGGCTCAAGTATGGTGGGCTAATAGAAAAGCCATGTACGGTAAGTACTATTATATGTTTGAGAGTTATTCTCCAAACAATCCATATAGAAATGCAGCATTTGATAGAAGAGTAGTATAATGGCAAAGTTTCAAGATACATCCCAGAATATTTCACACACATTTGTAAAGGGTCTTAATAAAGATTCTGATCCTACATTTGTAACAGATGGTATGTGGATACATGCCCGTAATGCAACTAACAATACTTCAGAGGGTAATTTAGGTACAATATCAAATGAAGCATCTAATTTATTGTGTGCTACAGTAGGTACAACTATGCCTACTTTTGGTGCTAATGCTGTAAATGAAGTATACATTATTGGAGCCATTCATTTGTTTTCAGATAAGTGGGTGATCTACTCGGCAGGACATGCTTTAAATGGTAAACCTGTAATGTCAGAAATTGGATTACTTGAAGAAGAAAGATGTATCTATAGACCTATTGTACAAGATGAGTGTTTAGGTTTTGATAAAAGATATTTGATTTCAGGAACATCAAGAGAAAAAGAAGATTGTTCTTGGCAAGTGTATTGGGCTGATGGACTAAATCCTGATAGATTTCTAAATGTAGGAGATCCACAAACTTGGCCATCTAAAGATTTCCAGTGGGAACTTAATACAGTACCTAATCCTACACCAGTTGTATACAATGCTTCAGTCAATCAATATGTAAATTCTAATGGAGATAAAATTCTCTGGCCAGGTGTATCTTGGGTTGAAGATTGTTCTACTAATTTAAACTGTACAACATGCACTGATTTAAATGAACTAAACTGTGATAAGATTAGACTGGCTAGATTAGTAGAAACACCATGCTTATCAATACAAAGAGGTGAGGCTGGAGGTACTCTTAGAAATGGTACTTACTTTGCTACTATTGCTTATGCTATCAAAGGTCAAAGAGTAACAGATTATTATTCTCCGAGTAATACTCAACCAATTTATTTTCCTGATGATCTTCAAGGAGCTATTACAATTAATGTAAGTGCGGATCAAGAAAACTTTGATGAGTTCATTCTAGTTGTTGTACAAAACATTAACCAGGGAACTGTAGCAAAACAAATTGGTATCTATTCAACAAAAACAAGTACTATTGAACTAGATCAAATAAAAGATGATCTTATTACAGTACCTCTTGAATTTTTACCGGTTACTAATCCTATTTATGAAACATCAGATCAAATGACTGATGTAAATAATTACTTACTAAGAGTTGGCCCAAGATCTAGATTTGATTTTAACTATCAACCCTTAGCTAATTTGATTAGAGCTAAATGGGTTTCTGTAGAATATCCGGCAGACTATTATACTAAAGGTGGTAATAAAGGAAGTTATTTAAGAGATGAAGTATATGCTTTCTTTATCCGTTGGGTATATAATACTGGAGATAAATCAGCATCATATCATATTCCGGGTAGACCACCTAAAAATTATAGTTACACTCTTACTGGAACTAATACTATAATAACTGCAAATGAGAGAAGTGATTCTACTCATGATGTAAATACACTTACAACTTCAGATCAGTTGTTTGAAATGTATAATACTGCTAATACAAATGGTGTTCCTTCAATCCTAGGATCTACTACATCAGATGGTGGTACTGTAATAGCATCCGGTGAAATGGGATACTGGGAATCATCTGAACTCTATCCAGATAAACAACCAGAAATCTGGAATGCAAGTGAACACTGTTGGACTGGATTAGATGGACATGCAGGAGTAACAGATCCTGTAACAGGAATAACTACTTACTTTAATGATCTATGTGGTCTCAATATTAGACATCACAAATTTCCTGATAACTATTTAAATGATAAAACTCTACACTATAAGCCTAGTACAGCATCTGTACCGGGTGATTCCAACAATCTAAACATTAGGTTGATGGGTGTAGTATTTGAAAATATACCATTACCTAAAGATAATGATGGAAATGATATTCCAGGAATTGTAGGTTATGAAATCTTAAGAGGTTCAAGAGAGGGCAACCGTAGCATTATTGCTAAAGGAATGCTTAATAACATGAGAACTTATAAGATCAAAGGAGATGTTGCAAGAAATAGAGCAGGATTATATCCAAACTATCCTTTCAACTGTATTCAATCACCAATGAATACTGGTAACTCTTCACAAGCAAACTATCAGTTCAATGATCCATATATTAAATTAGATAAGGGTTATAGTCAAACTGTTCCTATTGAAATAAATACATTCCACTCACCTGATACAATGTTTAGAACTCCTTTCTTAGAAGGGACGGAGCTAAAATTATATGGTGCTTTAAGTGGTTATTCATCTCAACAATTTAAATATCCAGATGAGCATCCTAAGTTCAAATTACTTAGTGATGCTGCTATGGGGCTGGCTCTATTAATTGGATTTGCAGAAGCTCTAGTATCACTTACTGGTAAAAAGGTAATGAGACAACCGGGTGCAAGTTTTACTGCGCAACCAGTACAAAATTTAATTAGTGGACCTGGAGGTGTAACTATTACAAACCCAGCTGACCCATACTATGAAGCTCCAAATCAAGTTACACAAACATCAATTCAAACAACTGATGTGGGTGATCCAACAGGAGTATCAATACCAGGATCATATTTTCAAAAACTTAAGACTTATTTTAATCAAGGCAATATTATTACCAATGTGTTTGGTGGGTCTAATACACTTGACCAAATATTTGAAGATTTCAATTATGATGTTGGGTTTAAAATGGGTGGAACTTTTACAGCTCCTGATATTGATGTAGAACTATCTTCAGCAACATACTTAGAATCTGCAAATAATCTATCATTCTTTACAAGTGTAAGTAACGTTCTTGGTGCACTAAATAAATTCTTTTATTATTTTTCTGAGGGTTCTGATGCAGTATTAAATGTTATTTATGCATTTCTTCCATTTGATCAGTATGCTCTACAAATGATATCTCATGGTTTGTATGATAGTTTCTTACCTCCAAGTTTTATTCAGAGATCTTCACAACCATATGTAACAAGACTTAAGATTGATGATGCATTTTATATTAGAGGTAATATACAAGAAATGCCATATTATCAATCACAATGGCCAGCTGTTGTAAATAATAGATATTCAATTAATAATCTTAAAAGATCTGACTCAGTTGTTTTAAGAACTAAGAGTGGTCCATTGTTTCAACCGGCATATCCAGATGGAGTAGATTTAGGTCCTAAGTTTATTTTAAATAGTTCTAATGGATATTATGATAAGTCACTTGTGACAATGTCATACTTTGATAATAATTCTTCTGGACAAGGAAATGCCTGGGGTAATATTTCTGGGCCATCATTTAATGATGCAGAAATATCAACAGCATTTTCACTACCTATTGCAAGTCATTATGGTGCACTGAAACTTAGAAAAAGAAATCAGTATGGGCAACTAGAATCAATTAAGCAGATTGCTATCACACCATGTGAGCAAAAACTAAATGACCCATATTATACAAACCACATACTAGCAGAAAAGTATACTTGCTCTACAGGGCTACAATACACAATTAACAAAATTACATTAACTCCAATATTCTTTGGGGGAGATACTTTTGTAAACAGATATACTGAGAAAAATTCAATGTTCTTTTTCTATGACTGGTTATATGGGCAGCCTGATGGTTTTGAGTTTAACTATTTACTTAGACAAATGATACCAGAACCTAAGTTCTGGGTTAACTCTACTAAGTATGATATATCTGACTTCTCAAATATTCTAACTCAATACTTTAATGGTGGTACACCTCCAGGAACAGGTTGGAAACCTACACAGTTCTATAAAATGGACTTTGATGGTTTTGATTATAGAGATAATACAGCAGGTAATTATCCTGGTATCTTTAGACCAAAAGATTGTTATTTCTACTTAGCCGTTTCTTCAGTAAGAGATTTCTTTGTAGAATCTGAAGTACTTGTTGATTTTAGAATTCAAGGTATTACAGAAGCAGAAAAATATTATGATCCATATGGATATACTGATCTTGTTAGTATGTTCAACATGGACCCTCAAATTATTACAAGAGGTAATGAATATAGATATGATTATTCACTAAGTATAACTAAAGCTTTTAGTCAGTACTTCTCTGCCGGTAATTTACAAAGTAGATACTACAATCCTAATATTGCTAAGTTGTGTTATACTTATTATCCAGATAGGATAATCTATTCATTACCACAACAACAAGAAGCACTTAAAGATAGTTGGTTTGTATACTTAGTTAATAACTATAAAGAGTTTCAATCTCAGATATCAGGTGTTAAGTCTATAAATAAAAATGGTCTTGTAATTACATTTAAGAATAGTAGTCCATTAATGTATCAGGGTGTAGATACCTTACAAACTGATCTTGGAACTAAAATTACAATTGGTGATGGTGGTCTATTTAGTCAACCGGGACAATCTGTAATTAATTCAGATCCATCCTATGAATATGGTTCTTCTCAGAATAGACTATCTGTAATTTCTACTCCTGCCGGTATTTATTATATTTCCCAAAACCAAGCTAAGATATTTTCACTTGGTGGGAATCTAAAAGAAATATCTCAGATTGGATTAAAATGGTGGTTTAATAATTTCCTACCTTATAAGCTTACAGAAGATTTTCCAGATTACCCATATCAAGATAACCCTGTATCCGGCATTGGCTGCCAGTCTCTATATGATAATGAAAATAGTATTCTCTATTTCTCTAAAAAAGATTATCAGTTATTAGAGAAGTGGAAATCACCAAACTTTGATGGTCAAATAATCTATGTGCCATTAATTACTTCTGGATTTAGTAAAGGCCAAGGAGATTACTTTCAAATTCAAAATGCTGATGGTACTATTCAGCCCGGAATATATCAACTTGGTGATCCAATATTATTTGAAGATGCCTCTTGGACTGTAAGCTATGACCCTAAAAATGAATTCTGGATTTCATTCCATGATTGGCATCCAGATTTAAGTATGGGTACAAAAGATGTTTTCTTAACTACAAAGAAAAATGGTATTTGGAAACATAATGAAGGATGTACAAGTTTTTGTAACTTCTATGGTAATCAGTATCCATTTGAAATAGAACTACCAATTATTACAGGGCAAACTGTAACAACAGTAAAATCTATTGAATATATCCTTGAATGTTATAGAAGAAGGGAACAAAACTGTATTGATCAATTCCATGTCCTGGATTATAATTTTGATAAAGCTGTAGTATACAATTCAGAACAGGTGTCTGGTTATTTAAACTTAAACATCTTTCCAAAAAATAATGTAACACTCAGTCAAACATATCCTAAATTAAATCAATCTAACTTATCTTCTTTTGATATATTATTTAGCAAAGAAGAAAATAAATATAGATTTAATCAATTCTGGGATATTACAAGAGATAGATCTGAGTTTCCAATTGGATCAGATTACCCTCCTACAGGACCTTTAGTTCCTGGTACTACAGTATTACAAGGTAACTATGCAGATAGAAATATCTGGTTTACTGAATCAAACGGTTACAAGAGAACACTGAATCCTACAAACTTAGATTATAATAAATCTGAACTGCAGAGAAAGAAGTTTAGACATTACTTAAACTACTTAACATTAATTAGAGAAGATAGTTCAGATACTAATATGATCTTAAAAATTGTAAATAGTAAAAATCAAATATCTCTCAGATAATGGGTAACAAAAAAGTATTAAGCAAAGCTACTAGAGAACTAAATAAGACTAAGAGATTTGCTGCGCCAAAGAATATTATTGAAGACCCTAGAGGTCAATGGGCTCATCCTGGTGAAATAACTAGGATACCATCTGATACAATTACTATGCAAGGAGTACCTTATCCTGTTATGGCCTATCCGAATATGGGAGAACCACAGATGATGTATCCAGGTCAAGAATACTATTTCCCAGGAGCAGATTATGTAGATGAGTATCCAGAATTCAAAGAGGGTGGAGCATACTATGATGATGCTAGAGATGCTTGGGTATATCCGGACGGAACAGTAGGTCCAAATGGGCCTGCCTATTGTCAAGAAGGTGGT